GAAGTACTGGGGAATTGACTTCAACGTGGACTATATGACTGCCGTCCTTATGTGTGAATATACCGATTCATCTGTTCACGTCCTGGACGAAATACGGCTAAGCAATTCCAACACTATGGAAATATCGGCGAGAATGGCGAAGATAGCACCGAACCTGAGAGTGTATCCAGACCCAGCGGGGAAAGCTCGTTCTACGCAATCCTCACGCTCAGATCATACCCTTCTGAGAGATGCGGGATTTACTGTGTTAGCAAGGAAGGCTCATCCGTCTCACAGGGACAGGCTTAACTCACTTAATCGGAAGCTGATGGATGCCAACGACAAGATAGGATTGTCCATTGATCCATCTTGCAAGTATGTGATTAAAGATTTAGAACAAGTACAGCGAGATAAGTCAGGCGGGATAGACAAGAGTAACATTGAACTCACTCACGCACTGGATGCTTTGAGCTATGCTATTGAGTACCGATTCCCCATTCGCCAGATAGCCAAGAGTGTGAAGTGGTAGATTTAATTCAGATAGTGCTTATCATTTCCAATTCGTTATTGATCGCAGGGATGCTGCTCATCTGGCGGTTGATGTATCGTTCAGGGAGGCAATTAAACAAAGAGATAAGAAAGATTAAGGACAAACCAATTTTCAATCAAAGTATAGGTGTATCGTGAGATCAGTCAATCAAATTGTAATCCCTGAGTATAGCAAAGAGCTGGTCTTGCAATCAGTTCGTGATGCTCAGAAGGATTTGTTACAGAAAGAGGATGGAGAGAAAGCTACAGCTCTCGACTTCTATTATCACAGGAACGTAGATCAGCACATAGACAAGTGGTTCTCATCTTCAACCTTAGAAATGGTTCCGAGTTATCCACAGAAGATCGTGCCTCGCATGGCAAGAGCAAGGAATTTAATCTTCAAAAAACCACCTAAAAGAACGATATCAGGGGAAGTGAATCCTGACTACAACGGATTGGCTCACAACCTGGATACCAAGGCGAGAGAGGCGACTGAGCTGACTTGGCTCTTGAGGGATTTAGCTTTCAGGTCTAAGTGGAATGAGAAGCGTGGACGGTTAGAATATGACTGCATTCCATTCTACAAAACCTACTATATATCTGGAGAGACAGAGCCGTTTGGAATCAGCTATGAGATATCCCGTGACAAGAATATGGACAGGATATTTGTCTTCTGGAGCGATGACCTTCACTTCAAATACACGCAAGGTGGGAAGATATTACGCATTAATGATGACGACATTAATCCGTACGGGAAGCTGCCGTTCACGTTTAGCCATGTTAATCAGGGAGCTGAGGATGTCATAAGAGCCGCAATCCAGATAGGAATAGCTTCTACTGAGATTGCACTTGCAGAGAGATTCAGCTTTGGACAGCCCGTTCTTAGTGGATATACAGGCGACTCTAAGCTCCAGTTGGGAATCGATCGGATTTTGATGCTTGATTCTGATTCGTCATTCTCATTCGCTGGCAATCCTGGAAGTCTAAAAGATATGATTGAGGTAGTGAAGAACTTCGCTGATCAGACAGCTATCAACAACCACTTGAGAATCAGATGGGCTGATAGCGGCGGGAATCCACCATCAGGCGAAGCATTAAAGGTTTTAGAGTTGGAGAATATAGAGACCAGGCAATCAGAGTTACCGTTGTGGCTGGAATGGGAGAAAGACCGCTATGCCATTGACAGAAGAATTATAGAGGTACACACAGGCAAGTCATTCAGTGAAGATTATGCGGTGGACTTCGAGGAGGTATCATTTCCGAAATCAGATCAAGAGGTGAGGGATTCGTGGAAGTGGAAGTTCGAGAACAACCTTGCTACTCGGGAAGACTACTTCAGATGGGAGAATCCCGACATAAGCGATGAAGATTTAGAGAAGAAATTGGGAGAGATAGACGAGAGCAAGAAGATAGAGAAGGAAGCGGAAGCACCGCCAGCATTTGGAGGATTGAGGAAACTTGGCACAATTAGTGCATGACTATCTGGACAAGATAGATGACTTGCAAGAGACTGTCATTGAGGATGCCGATATGATACTCGGTCAGATAGATATAGACGAGCTATTGAAAGACCCAGAGGGGTATCTAATGGCTCTTGGTGATGCCTTTCTTGGTGAACATATAGACGAAGTAGAGAAAGCTCACAAGGAGGGGGGCAAGTTTGCCGATAAGGTATTGAAGAAAATATGAGTGTGACTGTTACAAAGAATTTCGACTTAGGAAGGATCAATTTGGATTTGAGTCGTGCGTTGAACGAAGCAGCGGATGTTGTTGTGTTGGATATTGAGGATGGCATTAAGGCTGGTAGGGACATTACAGGGTCACCAATGACAAAACTACAGCCCGATACAATAGCAGACAAACGGAAGAAGGGATATCCATCGCCACGCACAGCCTTATTTGCTACAGGAACAATGAAGAAGGTTTATATACCCAAAAGCAAAAGGGCAAACAAAACACGCCAGGTTGTTGAGATTATCGTGGCTAAAAAGCGAGACGATGTTGGTGTATATCACCAGAAGGGCGGCGGCAACCTACCCAAGCGTGAATGGTTTGGGATTTCAAAGACGGCTGAAAAGCGAGCATTCAATCTGTTGGAAATGAGAGTAGAGCAGGAATTAAGGCGTGCCTGACGAGATGAGCATAATACTATCAAATGAGCTGTCGAATGTAGCAGCACAGACAACCCTCGACTTGCAAGGATTGATCGCTTCAATGAGAACGTCGGGAATGTCGGATTCGGCGATTAAAGCGACTTTAATGTCTGACCTAACCTCGGGTGGGAGATTGTTTGGAAACTACCGAAATGGCGTGAAAAACACCGTTAAAAGCGGTATAGGGAGAGCAGGGAACATCGCAAGTGAGGGGAGATTCTTTTCTGCTGGGGTTAATGAGTTTCGGTGGGTAACAGCATCATCGAAGCCTTGTCCTGACTGTGAAAGACGACACGGGGAAACAGGGACGATGGAATATTGGCGTACAGCAGGGAAGCCACGAAGCGGCTTCTCAGTCTGTCAGTCGAGCTGTCAATGTCAACTGATTCCCGTTGGATACAACGGCGAGAACCTTGACAAGCCATTGGTGAGGGGTGAGAAAAAGGCGTTCAAGGGAACCCCCGATGCTCGCTTAAATAAAATACTATCAAAAGCAAACGTAAGCCCCAAAAAAGCATTAGATGACATGATGGTATTTGCAAAACACAACACACCTGAGAGTGTAATGTTTGAACTTGCTGAAGAGTACGGGATAAAAGGAGCGGATGCTCATCACTTTGTAAATTACGCCAGGGATTTGCCTGAAGATTTAGAAAGGTATCTCAAAACAACCCCCAGTCGTTTGGGTGGTTTTGATCACTATATGGAGAAATGGACTCGCGGAGTCGAGGTAGAAGGCAGAGATAGTGCTGCTATGACTTTTTGGGATTTTGAGGATGTGAGAGATTACACTCAAGCTGAATTAATTGTAAGCCTCAGGGAACATGGACATAATATCAAAAGTTTAGACGATTTCAGAAAATCTAAACACAAACTGTATAGATCCGGGGCTACGCAACACGGATATAATAGTTTTTTTATGAATAAGGAACAAGCAATTAGCTACCAGCGAAGATTTGGAGTGGATAGCGTTAGTAAATACGAAGTCTACGGATATGACATAATTCCGACAAGGTCTGGAGCTGGAGAAGTTGTTGTAAGGTCTGATGCCATTTTAAGTAAAACTATTATAGACATAGGGTTATAGTAAAAAAAAGTAAAACATGAATATTATTTTATTAAAAATAAGAAGTGAAAATTTACAAGACCGTTAAATCGGTAAGGGAAGCTGACAACTCAAACGAGAGGTTAAAATGACAGAAGAGAAAGTCGAAGTCCAGGACGTAAAACAGGACACCGCTACAACTGCTGGCGAAGAGAAGCAGTCCGTCAATTCAATTCCGTATGCTCGGTTCTCGGAGTTGGTGGACGAAAAAAACACGTTAAGGGTTGAACTTGATTCGATGAAGAAGAGCATCAAGGAACAAGCTGAAGATAGGAAGCTGAAAGAGATGGAGTCAAAAGGCGAGTATGAAAAAATCATGATCGACATGACATCCAAGCTTGAAGCTGCTGAAACGAAGGCACAGGCTTTTGACGAATATCAGGCATCTCGGCGTGAGTCGTTATTATCAAAGTTGCCTGAAGAAGACCGTGGAACGTATGATGGACTTTCGCTTGATAAGCTGGAAGTTCATGTTGAGAAATTTAATTCAAAGCCTAATCCAGCAAATGTGGATAGCTCCAAGCCTTCTGAGATGGGTGGGTACAGCTCTGATCTTGAGTTTGCTATCCAAGACCCTGAAGGATATGAGAAGGCAAAAAAAGGAACGGGTACTTTGAGCAAGTTCGGCAACATATTCAATCCAAGTGGCTCTGGTTAACGGAAAGAAGGACAAGGTTTTCGGGGTTGACCATGATCCCGAGGATCGCCTGATAATGACAGCGGATAAGGAAGGTTATCCTACTGCAACTCGTGATGGGAAGCATATCACCGCTGTTGATTTCGTTGATGCTACTCAGGAGAATGTTGAGAAACTGAACAAAGGCAAAAAGCCAAGTTCCTTCGGGCTTTTCTCCGGCTTTGGAGTGGGAACTTTGAAGAAATCTTACGAATAAGGAACTAAATAAATGGCTGTAACACAAAAATCATCGTTTGCCAATTATTCCGTATCGGCATCTGATAGTATTCTGCCTGATGTGGTAATGGCATTCTCAAAATCTAATGTCATGGCTCCGCTTGTGCAGACCGCAGTCGCACCTCAGGGTGCAGCTTCGGTTACATTTGTGGACATGACGGCGAAAGCATCGTCAGATGTAACGTCACTGTCTGAAGGTTCTGAACGATCTTCAATCGCAGTGGCAACTGGAGCACATGAATGTATCATCGCTAATTATGTGGTGCGTTCTGATCTCACTGACCTTGCTGTGCTGGGTGCTCCCTATGACCTCACTGGCTTAGTGTCAGAGAATCTTGGTCACGCAGCGGCTTTGAAGGTCGACGATCTAATCACGGACTTGTTTTCGGGCTTTAGTCAAACTGTTGGAGGCGATGGACAGACTCTTAGTTTGGATATGTTCTTTGACGCTGCCCGACAGCTTCACGCTGCCGGAGCTCCACAGCCCTTCAACTATGTTG